TTATTTCTATTTTAATTCGGCTGGTTTCTCTTGCGGCCATAATAGTTAGCAAGGCCCCTAGTCGGCCTAGTTTTATCACAGCGTCGTTGACATCTTTGCAACCCGCAGGCCATTCAGGTATGCTCACTGCCCAGCCCAGTTCCACAGCACGGTCAATCAGTTCCACACCGGCTGTGTCTTGATCTGGTACCACAGTTACTTCACGTCCAAGACTGCGAATCAATCTTGCTTGTGCATCACTAATGGTGTTGTGCATCACAGCTAGGCCGCCGATTGAGAGTGCATCAAATATGCCTTCCATCACCAGCACATGTTGCCAGTTGGCATGTTGCAAGTCTGTGCCAAACACATAGCCCGGTTGTGAGTGATTGATGTACTTGGGCTGTTTGTCATCTAAAAACCTAGCAGTCCAGCCTACCACCCGGTTGTCGTATGTGAACGGAACCAACACAAACGGCCTGACCCAATGAACACCATCTGTTTTGATTGATGTCATTATGGGAAAGTCTTCCGGAACCCTTCGTCGGCGAATGTAATCCCAGTATAACGGAAACTCGGGAGTGACCACTTCTGAAAACGGAGGAAAGTCATCTGCTTCTTCAAACTCGATAGCACTGAGTGCGTTGAATGTCCGTTGTCGATCTTCTAGTATGCCGTGTATGCTACGGTGGCGCAGGCTTTCAAGATTGAGCATGTCAATCTCATTGTCTGGTACACCCATCCAGCCTAGTAATCTTCGGGCTTTGAAACTGACTGTGCGCCCTAGAATAAAACTGGCTGTGTATGCGCAGTTGAAGCAATGATAACTCCAACCTGATTCTGTTACTTTGATGCCACCACGCCCACGTTTGTCTGCACTGTTACCATTGTGCTGACAACATACCGCGTTGAAACTCAACCAGCCCTGTGGACTGGGCTTTCTTTTTGCGGGCAGATAAGCAAGGACGTCTAGCATCTGTTGAGTATAACAGATTTATTGTGCTAGATCAACGATATTGAACGTTTTCAATCTTGCCGTTTGTGAATATCGCGGTTGCAGCAATTGAACCTTGGAATTGAATTGGCAAGTAGCCCGAACCACCATTCACAATGGTCACTCCAGAAATTTGGTTGTTATCACCAATGGTACAAGTGGCCACAGCACCAGATCCTGTTCCAAGGATCTGAATACTAGGCGGAGCCACGTAGTAATAACCTGCGTTGGTAATGCTTATACCAGTGACCACGCCATCAGTGACCTGTACATTGCCCGATGCGCCGTATCCAATAGAATTATTCAGTGCCAATCGCAACAACGGATGAAAGCCAATTACATTGAAATAATCAGTCACTGTTTCACTCAGATATTGTCTAGTTTCGGTAACATCATACCAAACTGATTCATAGTTGTCTGCAGCCTGTACTTTCACCGTGCCGGTGTAGGTATCTAGATCAAACTTTACTGTGGTCAGGCTGGCACCATTTGTGGGCATGTGACTGCTGTAGAATTCGGTTTGTTGAATAGAGTTCTGTGGTTGTGGTGTGAGTGCCCAGTCAGGAAATTGTGTAGGGGCCGTGCCCACAAAGTTGTTTTTGCCATACATGTCAGGCACTGTGCATACTGCACTGGGCACAAACTGTGGAAATACACTGTCTACTATGTTACAATCTGCTCTAGCTTGTGAATTGGCATCCACATAAGCCGCTTGCACATAGTTTCCTGCACTGCGTTGAATACTATAACTAGCAGGTTGTGCTTGTATATTGATGGTATCTTCTGAGTTGAGTACCACTTTGACTCGCCCCAGTGCTGAACTCAATATTTCCATGTCTTTGGTTACCAAGAGTTCATCACCTGCTTGATTTACCACACGAAAAACAAAGCTAGAACCTGCAATGTTCACCGGTTTCTGGTCTTGATTTATGAATTCAAATAGTAGAACATTGTCCACTCCCTTGTTTATTGTCAGTTGTTTTGCGTACACAGGATCGTACCTCGCTGTAAAATACCCGCCACTGGTATCTACCAAAAGTACTCGGACAAGTTGCTGATATAGATAAAGAGTGGTGGAATACATCTATTACTTATTTGTTTCAAGCATAATGTCTGGTTATTGTTTCAGCAACGCAAACTGGTTTGTCACTGTCCTTGCATTCAACTACGACACTCCAAACTGACTGCATACCGTTATCAATTGTAGTACAAGATTTTAGAGAAATTCTAGCTCGCAACAGGGAACCTGTCAAAACTGGGCTAGTAAAACGTACTTTATTGACACCATAATTAATCCCCATTTTTTGATTTTTAATCCAAAAAGTTTTGACAAAAAATTGGGGCATCAAGGACAAGGTAAAAAAACCATGAGCAATTGTTGCTCCAAACGGCCCTGTTTTGGCTCGTTCAGGATCAGTATGAATCCATTGACGATCGCCTGTGGCATCTGCAAAATGATTTATTTGTTCTTGTGTAACCTCAATCCATTCGCTGATGGCTTCACCTTGCCCAACAAACTGAGGTATGCTTTGTATTGACTCAAAAATTTTCATGATATGTTATTCGCTAGAAAAAAAATAATAGATGTTACCATATGATAAATTGGTATAAGTAAACAAGAATTAATTGGAAAAATTCTTAACACAGTATAATTATCATATGAGTAACAGTATCTTTGAAAAACTAACAGAAAAATATCCCTTTATTACCTTATGCGTTTATGCTAATTTAGAATACATAGGAGTGGTTCAAAATCGTGATGATATTGTGACCACAATCTACGACTTTGGCTCTGTAGCAGATCAAGATAGCAAACGAATTTTTTTGGAACTGGCATCAACGTGGTGGTGGGAAAGCAATAGATCTATCCCCATCAACATCTTTTTGAGACATGATTGGGAACAGTTTCGTTACACTTTGAAGACTTTTGTCAACAAAGATTTGGAAATTCTGCACGGCCCAGCATGCAGTTTACTGGACATAGTGCGAAGAAAAGGCAAGAGAAAGAGCATCACTTTAGTTAGAAGATTAGACTAAATAAGGGTGTAGTTCGCGATACTGGAAATATCCAACTACTCTAATGCTTGAAAGGAGCAATCAGCATGTCTACTTATTCATTTTCTAATCAACCATCTGGTTTTTATGTATATGCCTATGTAAGAAAGTCAGATAATACTCCATACTACATCGGTAAAGGAAAAGGTTATCGTGCCTGGGACACACATCATTTTCCAATACCAAAAAACAAATCTCGAATCATAATAATAGAATCTAATTTAACCGAAATTGGTGCTATGGCCATTGAACGCCAACTAATACGATGGTATGGAAGACGAGATCTCGAAACTGGTATATTGCGTAATAAAACGGATGGTGGCGAAGGTGCATCAGGATATAATCATACAGAATTAACTAAAACAAAAATGTCTAATATGCATACTGCAAAGGATTCAACTTCAGGAAAATTGTTAGGAAAAATTAGTTTAGATGATCCAAGATGGAAAACTGGTGAAATCGTAAGTCATTTACGTGGTAGAACACAATCACTTGAGTCAAATATAAAGCGTGGGTTAACTCAGAAAGGAACTAAGCAAGGAATCCTTAACCCAAATTTTGGAAAAAAACCTTCAGCAGAAACAACTGCAAAAAGATCCGCATCCTTAAAGGCAATGTATGCAAGAAAAAAATTAATTCACGTCGTTTAAAAGATTCATATGAAGTGTAACTAACACGCTGTAACTAATCGCATGCGACTTTTTGAATATAAATCCTTCACTATTATCTCCGTCCCACACAGACGCAAATACTTGACTCCATGGTTTATTTTGTAGATGTGCTTTACCTGGACGAATAATAGATATGAATGCCGCAAGTCTCTGAATATTGTCGGGCTTCATACTTTCTAATAGTTTACTATATTGCCCCACATGCACCAATTGCTTGGCCCATTCACGATCAGTCCACAATCGTTCCCAAGGCGGTGTTGCGGACAACATTGATTCATAGTGTGCAGGATCACGGATCAACTGATACACACTCATGTTCAAGAAGTCCAGTTTAAAGTATCCACGCTGTTCGGCAGTTTCGTAATCCAAGGCCGCACAGTCTGCTATAGGATCACGTGGTATGTCTGTTACATAGATGCCCGAGTTGTGCCGGCGTCCATTGCTTTGTCGTGCAGGAACATGCTGAATCAATTTTAACACAGTTTCTCTGTTGGCAAAGTCAATGTCAATGTCTGCGCTCATTACCATCCTGCCTTGTTCAATATATCTTTCACATACTCTTGATCCGCTGGATAGTTTGTGAATTTCTTTTGCCAGGCGTCCGAATCAATGTAGGGCCAGACCATGGCCACTTGTTCTGTGCTTAGTTCGCTTAGAAACTTTTGTCCTGATTCTGAATTGTAGATTATCCAAGGACTTACACGTCCGGCTGTGACAGCGTAACATAAACTATTGGTGTTGCCATATCGCATCCAGTCATGTGGGGGGTTGCCAGTTTCTTCTGCCCAACGTATGCTGTGTTCTATTGCTCGAGCCAGGGCATCATCCACGGCTTCCACACGCAGGTATTCTATCAGGTACTCTGTGTACACCTTGTCACTGCACCAATTGTCAATCTTCTTTTGTGCTTTCAGTAACCAGGTCATAAAACGTGCAGGGGCAATCACATGAGTGTTTACACAATAGTTTCCAAACTTGACAAATGCTCGATAATAAGGCGAGTCACAAAAGTCATCGTGTGTTTTGTTCCTGGCCGATCCTTGCATGGTTTCGTAAAACTTGATGTAGGCTTGAAATCCCATGCGGACGCCTGCTTCATCTCGAGCAAGTCGTCTACGTTTGGGTTCACACATGTGAACGGCTATTGACGTTTCTCTAGAAAACGTTTTCTTGCAATAATCGCATACAAAACTCATGCTAACAGTTTACGCTCTTGAATGTAGTTTGTCAAATATTCGTTTAGCATTTGGTGATGTCCAATTGCCGGATGTGTCATGTCAGGCGGTACGTAAGGTGCACCGGGTCCGTAGTCTTTGGCCTGGACTCCTTGTTCGGCTTGCCAGGCTGTGGCCCGCCAGCCAAACCCGCCTACGATTTCGGGCTGATCAAACAATGTTAATCTAGGTTCATTTAATAAATTTGTGTACAAGTTGTCTGCTTGTTGAAACATCAGCACTCTGTGTCCACGACTTTTTAAATCAGCAATAGTGCTCAACATACGATACATTAGATCTTCCACACGATCTAAAATACTGAACACTTCGCTTTTGAGTTTGGTTTCTACAAATTGATCTGAATCTGCTTGTGTCCAGTCATACTGCCAACGAGATTTAAACTCTTGATTTTGCGGATTGACCCAACGCCCTTCAAAGTCATTTAGTTGTTCACATATGGGTATTTCTAGTCTTGATAGAAATGTCATGCCTAGTACGTAAAATGTTGGCGGTGCGGTGTAACTGTGTTTGAGTGTGGTTCTTAGTATGCGACTGTTTGCGCTACCACCTATGGCAAGACTCACAGGGCAGTCTAGCGCCAGCTGCTGAGCCAAATCAACATGCCCTTGACCCACAGCATACGATTCCATATAACTGCAACCGTTGACCACTAGGTTCATTTTTTGTCCTGGCCAGCACGACGATTGTATTCGTCAATTTCTTTCTGGGTAGTGATCTCGCACATTACATCAATTTCATCATCTTTGTATGTGGGGTATATGGCCATTAAGGCTTTGCGTTTGCCACTGAGCCCTGCTTCCTTTTTCTTGGGGGCTATCCAAGGATGCCTTGGTGTGCCCAAGTCTGGACTCACACTCGTGGCCATGAGCCAATGTAGTTTAGGGTGCTTGCTAACGTCAAAGAAGTGTTTGTTCAGTCGTTCGTTGCAACTGATGACATAAAACTCTTGCAGTTCTCTTGAGCCTTCCACTGCTGATCCCCAACGTATCATGAGATAGTTTGAAAACTTTTTCTTTTCTTCTACGGTGAGTTCGTCGTAGAATGATCTGTTCTTGCGGTCAAACTGTCGCATCTCATTGGCAATATTTAGTTTGTCACTCATCTGTTTTGCTTAGTTTATAGATTACTATAGCACGTTCCAGGGCATCTTGTAAAGTGGGATTGGTCTTTGCGGCTCTACGTATCTCACCCCACATCTTGTTTTCCTGTATGTGATCGCGTAAGGGTCTACCATCTGCTGTTCTTGAATCGTAGTCTATTTTGTGACCGTTAATGGGATCATATTCGGCTCCGGACTCGTATCCTACCACCTGACGTGTGCTGGGATCAGCACCTGACTCACGTGCATATATGATACCTTCAGCACGTTCGTAAATGTAAGTGGCACCAGGTTTGAGATTTCCCATCAGTGATTACGCTTTCCATCAAACACACAGTTAAACAACAGGTGCATTTCTCCGTCGTTGATTACTCTGTGAAATGCTCCGTCGGGCACAAGAATAATATCACCTGACGCCACACGAAATTTTTCGTCGTCAACGATCATCATGCCAGTACCCTGTACAAAAAAGTAGACTTCTTCTTGACCAGGATGATTGTGTCCACGTGTGGCTTGGCCGCGATACAGTTTGGTGGAACTCAACACAAGATTGTTCAGTGTCCGGTTATCCTTCAGTAGATAAGTTTCGTTGTCTTTGACAACTTCACCGCCTATGTCATATGAGTCGTATTTGAGTTTCATTACCAAGCCAGATTGTAGTTGACGATTTCACAGTTGCGACTGACATCTTTCACAAAATACACACAGTCAGGCTCTGCATCATCGTTTAAGGGCACGGCCAACATTTGACCGTTCTTGAGTTTGGGTGCATACCAGTTGACTTCATGATACACATCTAGGATTTCAATGTCCGGGAAACTGGGCCTATAACTGCTCAGTGGATTGAATTGAAATACCTTGAATCCTCTGTCGTTGATCGAAGTTAGTGGTAAGACTTCTAGGTCACCCACGTCGGGTTCACCAATCAAGATCTGCCAGTCCATGGGCATTTTAATTGTTTGTGTTCCAATACGCAACACCAGGGCAGGTGCATTGAACGATTCTAAAAAGATCAAGGGAATAAAATGATAGTCCGGGTCTGCTGGGTTTGAGTTGTCAAGTATGGCAAAACGCATGTCATCCACTTCCTCGGGCAAGTGATTTAGATCGTAATAGGTGTTGTCTAGTGTTAATATTCTCATAGTGTTATATTACAGTATTTGTCACAAAATGTCAAGCATTTGATAGTTTTTGTATTTCCATATGCACAGCATCTGCTACCGTTTGTTGGGTGGCTTGATCTGTGTGAAAAGGGCGATCGTCATCATGATCTGGGTGCATGATATAAGTATCACCTACCATCTTGCCTTTTAGTTGATAATCAAACATAGCTCGTCCCAATGACTGTTTCATGTCTATGGGAACTATTCCTGCTTTTTCTGCTTGATGATGCCAGTGTGCCAGGATCCAAGAGTCAACTTCTTGGTACAACTCTTCATTGAAAAAATATTTGAAATGATATTCAATGGCCTTGTGTTGATCTTTGGTGAGTATCAAGGTGGGATTGTTTTCAAGACCATGTGGTACTGTACTCAGTATGGGTGCATCATTGTCAGTGGTTGGTACTCCATTATGAAATACAAACTTAGTTGGTATTCCATTTGAAGATGTACATCTTGCGTTGTGTCCAACATACTTGGTATAAGAACTTTCATCATCTTTGAATGGATATATGAAATTCTTCAATCCTTTTTCAACTTGAAAATTATCATTGATCAACAAGTTCAGTCTGTAACTCCAGGTGTTATGATACAATAAAAATTTACATCCAATTTCAATTGCCTGTCTCATCTGCCAGGCAATGCCAAGATTGGTCATGGAACTTCTAGCCAGGCACAGCACTGAATAGCCATACTGGTCTTGTAATATTTGACTGTAATGATCTCTAGTGTTGGTACGAGGATTACCGTTTTTGGTTGCTGAACTAAAACTGTCGCCACATACTACAATGTCAAATTCTTTTTTCAATTCCAATCCTCGGTAAGTTCCAGAAGTGTGTTTAAAAATCCGTCATGAGCGGCTTGTCCATTGTGTGTGACACTACGCTCAAAATCAAAAACACCGTTTGGCATCTGACAAGGAAGACGATCTGTTGGCCATACTTTTCCCACCCAGGACCAATCCATGTCTCCTAGTCCGTGTGGTATGTACAAAAAGGGTATTTGATGGTATTGAAGTTTGCGTAATCCATCGGATATGACAAAATAATTTTCTTGACGTTTTAAATTATTGTTGTGTAAATCTGCAACATAGTTTTTAATTGCCAAACGTTGTTGATTACTCAATACCGTTTCGTGTTTTTTATTCAACAAGTTTTCTATCACGTCACTCACAACCAGTGGTTTTTTTGATTTGATATTGTATTCACTAAGGCTACGATATCCTGTGTACAAAATATTGTTTAATTTAATCCAGCTATAAGTCTGAGCCTCTGGTATTACTACGTCCAATCTATCACTAGAGGTACACCCCACTATTACAAAATCAGCACCGCGTTCGATAGCATTGTCAATTTGCAACCGTATGGCAAAGCACGTGGCAGCAGCGCGAGCCAAACTAACGTGTAGAAAATTTTTACGTTCAGCATAAAGTTGTAAAAAACTTGTGATTTCGCCTGGCGGCGAATCCAGGCTCATATAACTGTCACCACAAGTTACTAATTTTTTCATGCTATCTTCATCCACTCCAGTTTCTCTGCAGAGAAAGGATAGTTGGCTTCCTTGTAGAACTGTTTGCGTTTGGTCAGGTGTCGCTTGGCGAACTTGCAGGTGCTGGTGATGTCCCAAATTTGCACATGATCTTTGTCCTCTGCTTTTCGGATGCCCCTACCAATACTTTGGATAACCCTAACAAAGCTCTTACCGGGCTCAATAAGCACCAGATTAAAGATTCGCGGTATGTTAATTCCAACCGCTGCCACACCGTAAGTGGCAACAATAATTTTGTCTGTTGAGTCTGCGACTTCGTCGTATTCATCTTGTCTGTCCTTTGCTTTGGTTGCCCCGGATACGAACACAGCACGATCGCCTAGACGTTCTACTAGTGCATGTCCTGCAGCCACTCTGTCCACAAGCACCAGGGTGTTGCCTGTTTCGTTTACCCGGCGTATGAGTTCGGCCATGGTGTCCAGGCGGCCTGACTCTTCTAGCAAGTACTTTAGTTCACTTTGGTATTCTTTATACTCCACGTGATCAACCAACTGCACAATGTTCACATGACAGTTGGCCAACACACCTTGTTGTTGCAGTTCGTTGGCACTGAGCCTGCCAATAACAGGTCCAAGCCCTACCAACAGGGCTTGGCTTTCAAACTTTTCTTTGGGAATAGTTCCAGTCAACCCCCAGCGAATTGGCACTCTAGCCATCACCCCAGTCAGCAGGGTTTTAAGTGCATCTGCCTTGGCCATGTGTACTTCGTCTACAATAACGCATACCACACCTTCCAAGAACTCACCAATGGTTACTTCGCCTGTGCCTGCTTTGGTATTCTTTAACAGCACGTTCAAACTTTGCCAGGTACAAATGGTGTGCTGACGTCCGTATTCTTTTCTATCGCCAAAGAACACACCTACATCTTGCTCCATGTTGATGTAGTCTTTTTCTGTTTGTGTCACTAGACTCTTGTTGGGCACAATCACAATGCTTCGTCCATATGGTGCCACTGCATTGCTCAGGGCCGCTGTCATGATTGTTTTACCTGCACCTGTGGCCACCTCTTGCAGGCACTGCGGGTTGGCCAGGAAGTTGTTGACGATTTCTACTTGATAGTCTCGCATGATGATAGGCTCACCTGCAGCAGGGTGTCCTTTGGGCCACTTGATATGTGCAAACGAATCCTCACGCACTTGTTCAAATGCAAATGTGGTAGAGTAGTCTCTTTGATCATCTACTTCGATATCATAATTGAACTTGTCAAGTATGGGAATAATCTCAGGCAGCAAGTTTGTGTATGTGCTACCACCTAACTGGAAGTACGAAACCTTGCCATCCCATCGTCCCAGTCTCACTGCCGGAAGATATCTAGCATAGGGCACATCATATTTGAAAGCATTGACCAAGGCTTTGCGAGCATCTAGATCTAGTCCTTCTAGTTTGATGTTCACTTCATCCCGAATTTGTATTGTGCATCTTTTCATCGTATTGTCGCTTGTTGTACCCATTGCCTTGCGGCAATATCGGCTAGTAATTGATCACAGTTGCCTGTGTAAATCAAATCTGCAACCGGGAATCTTTGTGGTCGTGCTTGTGTATTATACACGTTTGTGATGCTGTGAGCAAGGAAAAAGTCACGGTGCTGATCAATATACTGTTGCACTTTGCCATAACGTTCAGTTAGATCTTGATTGTGAAACTGTACGTTAAAGTCGGCGCTGTAATAACCAAAAGGTCGGAATGCATCATCACCTATGTACTTATCGTTATCATTGGCCAAGTCTTCAACAGTTTTTCCAATCTCACAATAGTTAAGATACACCGTACCGAACTTGATTTGATTATCGCCGTATTGCTCTTGGAGTGCCAGATCCAAACAATTTGTCTTGGGCAAGCCATACCAAGTGCAAACCAATCTTGGTTGTGTACCTTCGGCCGCTGTTTCACATCTGTGTACCGCTAGGTTTAATTCTGCCAAGGCTCGTCGAACCTTATCAGGAGCACGGTTCCAGTAATCAGTATTTTGTTGATCTAACAATCCGTGATAGCGTTCAAATATATTATGCAAATAGTTGAGACAGTCTTGTGTGTACTCAAACGGTCTGTGTATTATGACTTCATGGCTGTTGATGGTGGCAATACAACTTTGAATATACTCTACTGCACGGTTCTGCTCTTGCGCCAGGGTGCCAAATCCATAAAATCTATCTGGATGATCCAATGGGTAACTGCCGCGGGCTTGCATACGCTCAACCCATAACTTGGCTACAGGTGTATCACGTATTTGAAAATTGAGTTCAAAGTTTCCGTCTAGGCCTAAACGGATAACAAGATGTTGAGGCATAATAGCAGTATATACTTATTGCTACTAGAAGTCAAAAAAACAGGTACCTTTTTTAAGGGTACCTGTTGTAAAGCCCGGGCCGGAGCCAACCAATGCCCGGGAAAACTTATCCAAAAACTAAAATTAAAAACGCTAGTAAGACTGCTAACATTGGGTGTCCTACTATGATTAATAATATGACACCCAACCAGGCCATATTAGGCGCTCTTCATGCAAGTAGTCTCTGCCAGGCGCTTCCAGTTCAACACACTCATCTTACGCAAGTCTGCAATCTTCAGCGCCATACGCAAAGATACTTCGCGCAGTCGGTCCTTGTTAGTATGCATAAAGTCGATAATGTCGTCTTGCACAGCCTCTTCAAACTCGTAGTCCTGGAACAACACGCCGTCTTTGGCAATCTGTTTAATACGCAACAACTTGTCGCGCATAGTGTCCAGAGTCAAGTCCAGATAGTGACAACGACTTTGCAGAGCATCCAAGTGGTCACGCAATTTCTGCGACTTCATTTGGTCAAACTTAAGGTTGGTAATAAAGATTACTGAACCTTTGAACTCGAAACGATCTGGGATACCTTCACGGCGCAGAGCACTGGATTCTGACAACCAGCTAATGGTACGCTTCTTACCGGAGTCAAGAGCACCTTTTAGCAAGTTAAGGGCCACGTCGTCCAGCAAAATGCTGTCACAGTCGTCAAACACAATCACACAATTCTCATCTGAGTATTTGTACAAAGTTTGGAACAGGCCAATGGGAGTTGCTGAACCTTTGACAACTTCTGCACGGAGGCGTTTGCCTGCCAGCTTGTCAAAAAGACAAGCCTTTTCAATTTCAGTTTCAACGCCAAAGCTCTTGCCAACACCAGGAGGGCCACTCACAATCATGGCGCGGATGTCACCGCTGACTGTGGCCTTGGTCATTTCAGTAAGGATTTCAAAACGCTCACGAATACGAGTCATTGCATCCTCATCGGATTCAACAACAGGTGCGGGCTTTTCAAAGTGTACGGTGTTATTGTGTGTCATGCCGTTAGTATACTCAATATCTGAGATGTTGTCTACGCTGATACGAATCGTTTCAGGGCAGTTAGGGAAGGTACCATTGTTTTTCACAGTAACATAATTACCTTTGGCACCAGATTGGAAACCGCTCACAAGAACAAATTCTTGGTTACGGACGGATTTGTTACGGTAGGTACCGTTTACTACGCGAATTGCACTCATGGTTGGCTCCTTTAGTGTGCGGGTTTACTTAACTGTCTATGTGTATATTATAACAAATGTTGATTTATTGGTCAACCGCTTAGGCCGGGGCAAACAACCGGCTCATGTCACGAAAAACCACACGATATGCACGGGCTTCTTGGCCGCTGAGATCGTCGTAACAATCCTGCATCTGTTGCAGGGTTTCCAGCAGTCCGGGCAGGGCCCAATCTTGTTTGTATTGCTGGACAATTTCAATGGCTTGTTCAAAGTTCATTTTGGCTCCTGTTTTGTTACTCTATGCATATATTATAGCAAAATGGGCATTTCTGGTCAATCGGGGAAAATGTGGCTTTTTTGCAACAAAAACTAGTACTAAAAAGTATTACTTTTGGAAATCAACCAGGCGTTGCACAAGAATGCCATGCTCTGCGTCCATTTCCTCGTGGCTGAGATAGAAGTCTGTAGTAGGATCGTAGTAACGACCTTCTTGCGGATCGTAATACAACACCCGTCCTGAGGCGTATTTGAACGGGCCTTCAAGACCCTTGCGTGGGCCGTACTTTTGACGCATCAGATCTGTTTCAAACTTGTCTGCGATAATTCTATATCCCATGCCAGCTCCTTTTTGCTTTGTATGCCATTATTATAGCAAAATGGGAATTATTGGTCAACCACTACAAAAGTACTACATATTGTATGAACATTGTAGTTAACGATTATTTGACATGGGAACGAGCAGAACAAGCAGACTCTGCGCCTGCGCCTTTGCCTTGTGCAAAACACTTTCCTGAGTGGTGGCGAAACCTGCGTGGAGATCTGCGCCATTATCTGCCAGAGTCAGGAGATCATCGCAATAATACTGCACGATTGTGTCACGGATTATTGGGAGTAAGTAAATTGGGATATACCATTCCCTTGGATAGTACATTGCATAACGGTATAACACAAGGATCTTGGAGATACAGCCTGTTGTTGCAAGAAATGTTACATGGCACGCCCTGGGCGGAAAAAGTCAATGACACGTATGTTTGGGCGCAACCTCGCATACTGGCTTGGCCTTGGCGAGCTAAAATGGCACCAGGATGGAGACTGCTAATGAATGACTATGCACTGAATTGGCACAGTGACTTTCATTGCTTTACTGGATTTGTTGAAGCCAATCATGGATCGGGCTTTTGGGGCTGGAGTAACGCAATGGATCCTGAGTTTAACTACTGCAATGTAGAGACTGTGGTTATAACAAAAGATCAAACACAGATTGCACCTGGTACCGCTGTTTTTTCAATGATACCGATTTATGATCCTCTTTATTAATAACAATCAATTCTGCAATGCATTTTTAGCAGCAATCAACCAAGGTACGTCTACCTTGGCATCAAACATCACTGTTTGACCGTTCATAATTTGTAAACTGCCAGTTCCACCATATGCCGCGTCTTCTGTATGTCCAGATATGTCATACGGTTGCCACTCTGGCTCATTCCATGTTGGTTGACTAGTAATCTTAAACAGCCCTCTATCCACGTAATAATAACATATCAATATGGGACTATTATCTGAAGAAATTTTCATGGTAAAAATTTCATTAGATGGGGTTAAAAATTTTATCTCGTGTGCGTCAGTTTTTTCAGTGCTTGCCACCCAGTTGAGTGTAGGCTCTAGTACAAATTCATGTACATCATCATTTATTTCAATTTTAACCTGTGTTGAGTTAACTGGGCGTACATGACAATGCAATGTTAGCAGACTTTTTGGATTATACATTTTTATTCCTCAATTGTTTATATTATTTATGTATCAAATTGTTTTGACTCAATTCAAGCTTCAAAATTCACTTTGAATGTTTTTGCGCCATAATATACTGTGATAATAGTTTTTTATTGGCAACACAAATATTCTGAACTTTTGTATGCAAGTTAAGTTGATTATCGCGACTGCTTGTACTTATCTGTCTTACTATTTGCATAATCGCTTGATATCTATGTTTTCCTTCTAACAAGTCATAGCTTTCATCCCATAACTCACCAAATGTTTGAAATCCTAAAGAACGTAAATTAGACAAGAAATTATTTGGTGCATAAGCCACAAATGGCTTTTGAGCCACAATAGTTCTTATTGTTTTTTCACTGGGCGTAAATGTAGATCCCAAGGTCATTGTTTCAAATACAATTTCAAACAGATATCTGCCACTGAGATTTATCAAACTTAAAGGTAAACTTATGTTCCTGTTTTCCTTGTTTTGTGATGTATATTGATCATCAACGCTTTTTCCATCTACACTGTTAAGAGGCATGTTTTTGCAAAACGCTTTAAAATTATTTTGTTGATCATTCATTGTATCTGACGGTATCCAATCATTAATTCGATCATGAATTTTATCAGGTTGATCAAATACTTCTATCTCAGCTGGTAGAGACGATGTTAATACGCTCAGCAAGCAATTTTGTTTCAATTTGGGGTTTTGCCATATATCATATAATGCTAACAGCCTAGGGGTAGTTCTTCTGCCTACAAATAAAGCCCAGGTTTTAAAATCATGTTCTATCGGAGGTACATCGTTTCTCCAATAAATTTGACTTCTTGTAAATTCATCACTGATACTAAACAATTTCCAAAACAAATTTGGCCATGGACAATCAGAATTTATACTGTTAGGGCTAAAAATATAGATTGAATTGGCATCTCTACCAGTTTCCTGCATGATCTTTTGAACTACCTCTACCACCCCAGCCTGGGTAAGACTCAGGCCTTCAAATTGCACATGAATTACCACATTGTGTGTTGGTGGTGTAGCTCGAAATGCCGCACAAAATTCTTGTTGTCTAAGCCAATAATCTCCGTCGGCCCAGAGATACACCACAGTTACATTGGACTGACCCAGTAACTGCGACATCTGAGCAGTATTAAAATCCGTCATCTTTGTATAACCTGGATTCGATGGTCAATTGCAGAGTCATGGTGCCGGGACGAA